TGTGTGGTTGTGATTCTCTAAGAATGGTGCGTATTTAGCTGCTTCTTGTACTGTCTTATCATAGCTACCACGAATTGAAACATCCATGTGGCTATCCATAAAGCCGGCAGAGTTGCCTACTATCTCAAAAATGGAACTTTTATAGGCTTCTACTTTATTAGCTGATTCTTTGCTGATGGTTGCAGGAAAGTAAACTGGATCAGCCCATTTAATTTCACGCTTTTTAGCCTTTAGTATATCCTCTTTATTTTCAATAATAAAGGCTTTGCGCTCTTCGGGGCTATCTATGTTTTCCAGTTCTTTTAAAATCATTTTTCTACAATTTCGCCTTTTTCTTTAGCCTCCATCTTTTCTTTATGACGCTTTAAGACTTCTTTCCAGTCTATGACCTTGCCTTTATTTTTAGCGTCTTTGTCGCTTTCTGACATTGTATCGGTAAACATTTGCACCAAAATTAAATCTAATCATAGCCTAAAAGTGTCAAATGTGCTATATTAGCACCAAAACAGACCAATGATGCCAATCTATATTTTAGGGGAGGGAGGACACGCAAAGGTAGTGGCCTCTATCATAGAAAGAACCAGGGGTACTGTATTAGGTTTTATCTCTCCCGAGAAAGAAGATAAGTTTATTCATTCAGATGAACTATTGGCATTAGGGCTTGGGAATTTCAAGTTGAGAAAGAAGTTAATGGATAAATTCGGGCATCATAGATTCCCTGCGATTATAGATCCTTCGGCCGTGGTCATTGGTTCAGTTGGGTATGGTACGGTGGTATGTCCATTTGGATATGTTGGGGTGGATGCGGTGGTTGGTTATGGGTGTATTATTAACACCTCAGTTACGGTTGACCACGATTGTGAGGTTGGTCATTACGTTAATATAAATCCCGGCGTTCATATTGGAGGGGGAACAATTATAAATTCTTCTTTGTATATCGGGATGGGAAATAATATCATTCACGGGCAAACCGTAGAGGAAAATATGAAATCAAAATAAAAGCAATGAGAAACACCCCAATAATTAAGTTTACGGTAAGTGACCAGATGTGGGAGGATTACAAAAAGATATGTACTCGCAAGAATCAATCGATGGCTTCTGAAGGCAGAAGGCTTATTGAGGAGTATATAAAAAGGGAAGGATAACTACAGCGGTCTAACGTAACCAACATTACATCGGCAGTTAATTACTTCTTCTGCCGGTGCGCCCTTTTGGTTTGGGTATAATAGCCCATTGCTAAATGGTTCGTCTGGTCGCAATTTGCGCCTTTCACCAGCTATAGACCTATGGCTATCTCTTGTGGCTTTATCTAAAATAGCAATCCAAACCTTATCAAATAATAATCCTGTACTTAATGCGCCTTGATGACTACCAAAGCTGGCTGCTGCTCCAGTTTCTGTTCTGGCTATAACTTCCGCTCTAAATAAACGCTTACGCCATTCTTTAGGTATCTGCTTGCGCATCTCTCGGCTGTATTCATCTATGCCCCAGCCCTCTTCTAAACCCTGGCTAATGATGTTTTGAATAATACGCAGCGCATCATCTCGGCTGGTTTCTAATATGGTTACAATATCATCAAGGGCATCTTCTCTAAGATATCGCTGGATAATTAGCTGCCACAATTCTAAAAACTCATCTTCATCTTGCTTGGTAGTCATTATGCCATAGCTGCTTTTTAACCCTTGCGCCGATGATCTTAAAAAGTCTAAACCGACCTCATAATGAAGGTCAGTAAATACTTTCTCTATTTCGTCTTTAGTAATTAGTGTGTCAAGCTGGGTTACAACTATGCGAGGATCTTGCGCTTGATTGATATAATCTAAAACTGGCTTAATCTGATTTGCCAATGCACGCCTAAAACGCCGTATATACTTGCGCTCATAGGCAAGTTTCTTGCGGTCTTGTTTTCGCCAGTATGCTATTAGCTGTCGTTGATTCACATTGCAAATGTAACACTATTTGTAAGGTGCGCCGATTGGCCTTAATTCCATATTAAGACCAGTAATAGTTGTTTCTTGGCTGGCATCTATAAAATTAGGATAGTCGCTAAACTTGTGTAATATCTTTAGCCCTAACTTTTTTGCTAACACTTGTTGAACTTGGTCAGGGTTGCTGATTAGTTCAGAATAATAAACAGTAGTTGCAATGTAATCACGATAATAAAATGCTTGTGCTATTGACTCATAATATCTGGATTCGCTAACGTAGCCATGATCGGAAGCTAATACCTGGTCTTTATCGCGAATAATATTAACCACTTTTACATCGTTATTCTTTATTAGCTTTAGTTGCTTCTTTACATCTGGCTCATAAAGTTCAGAACTAAAAATACTATCGTGGGTGCGCTTGCCTACCTCGTAGCTGCTTTCTATAAAGTCTTTTAAGCTTATTTCTCGGTCATTACATACTGATACTTCAAAGGCATTAAATAACCTTCTTAATAGCGTTGTGCCGCTTTTAGCGCATCCGGTAATAAATATCTTCATCCTATAATGCCAGCGTAAATAGAATAAATAATAGCCACAAAGATTATAAATAAAAATACTTGACTAACAGAACGCCAAAATTCGCGCGTTACGCCTGGATCGTTTTTTATTGGTTTAATTCGTTTCATTGGTTAATCTTTCAATAATGTAATTATAAGATAGCCTATAAGGGTCAATAATATTTACCCTATGTATTGCTTCTTCTTTGGTTACATTGTTATTGCCTTGGCATATTGGGCAAGCCTTTCGAATTCCTCGGTGATGTCCTGTTGGGCATTTCATAGTTTGCAAAATTAATTAATGTTTATGATTCGCCATTGAAACGGCAAATAACAATCGCTAACACCCACCCATAGGGCGAATGGTTAGCTTTGTGTTACCTGCTATTTTACCGACCACTCCGAAAGTTTAGACTTGACAATAATTTTTAGTTCATCAACCTTTGACAGCGGACAGCGAAATGCAACCGTTTTAGTTTTTTCGTTGTATTTAGGTTTAGCACCAGCATTTTTACGAGTGCCACCCCATTTCATTTCCTGTAAAATGTTTGGGTCGTTTGCGGTGTCTATAATATCAATTAACTTTTTCATATTAAAAACCTTGATTTTTATTTATAGCTTGTTCAAACCCTTTTAATACTTTGCATTCTTTAGCTTGTTTAGGTATGTAAACTCTTTTGTTAAAATAGTCAATATAAACGTGAGCTAAATAAAGTTTACCGTTTTTTTTGTAAAGAACTTTTGCATTAAAATTTCTGTCATCTGAATGACCGAAGTAATTTACTGTTTCGATTGTGATGTTTTGAGTTGTCATTGTTTTATCGTTTTTGATAGTTCAAATATAGAACGCTTATTTTGATTGTGAAAACTTTTTCAAAGATATTTTAAAATTATTTTCTAAAGTGCTGAAAATCAAAAAGAAAAAAACAGCAGCTAACACGCAATTGGCAAAATAAAAGCCATTGGCATTGTGCTAAACATCAACATTTGTGGTAGGCTTTTACTTCGCCAATCGTCACCGTTGTAAAATCGTCTTTAGTTTTATTTTTAAGACCATACCCTTTTTCGGTGTTGATCTCAAATTTGTTCTAAGGTATAATAACATACCTCACCTGTATAAGTGTCAATGTAATACCAGCCTTGAGAATCAGCGTTTTGGTTGTTTAACTCGGTCATAAGACCACTAAACTAATCTTTTTTTCTGAAGTAATCTAAGTTTTCTTCCTTTGCTTGCTCGAAAATAGTAGGGTCAATATTTAGTTCATCGCTTGGCACTAAGCCCATAGGTATAAAGTATTTGTCCAGTTCTTCATCTGGCTCAATACCCATTATCTCTTGCTTTTTGCTGCCCTTGATCCACCAGGCTCTATCCAGCCATTCAATCATTTCCCTTTTGTCAGCTTGCAGTTCTTCTATTGCGCTATAATCGGCAACTACCCATATATCGCCCTCGCTCTTGTAAGCGTTCTTAGCGTGCCTTGTAAATTCATCCGCAAAATGATCGCACTCAGGCATTATGGCATCAGTCCAGGCTCTTTTCCTAACTTCTTTCTGGTTGTTATAAGTAGTGCCTTCGGGATCGTTAAACAAGATGCTGGGAACGTGGAAGATGTCGCAAATATCTCTTTTAGTTGCTTGGCTATCGCTAATCAATGCCAAATCAACAGGTGACATTCCTAAATCAATATATCCGAAATCGCCAGCAGTCATAAGTATTCGCCCTTTGTTTTTTGGGCCTCTAATCTTTTTATCCCAACGCGCTTGCATCTTTTGGAACTGCTCTTCTGTTAGCTGTGGGCGCATACCATTGCTGCTAACTTCGCTTTTGTCGAATAGCACCCCTTGCGCTCCTTTGTTATCAAAGCTACTTTTAGCTGCTGCTATATTGCTATTGCTTTTTTGCAGTAGTGGCCATGCTGCTTGAATTGGGCTTTGTCCGTACAAGTTCTCGCCGTTGTCGTAGTAGTAATTGGCATATTTGCTATGCAACACTTCATCTACATCAAAAGGCTTTACATCATCGCCATACCTTAACCGATAGCCTCCTACTGGGTTAAACATACCACCGCTGACAATCTCAACCCAATGGGCAGGCATAACGTGCATTTCTGTAAACTTTCCTCTGTTAATGCCACTATCTAAGATGGGCGTATAGATGTAGCTATTGCCTGTAAGCAATTTAAAGCCGTGGTACTGCTCTAAAAATTCACTTTTGCCCTGGTAGCTGTTGGGCGCATAAATAGATTCTAAAATGGGATGTTCTGGTAGTTCTTCTTTTTCTCCGCCTTTGGTGTAGCGGTATGCTTTATATTCTACTTTGCTTGCTTTGCGA